CTGTCTGCCACAGGGCTTACCAGTTTTGGTGTCAACCCATTTCTCTTGGAACCATCTACGTAAGCTCATCTTCTTTTTGCTTTGCTATAGCCGGGGGCAGTCTTCTTCTTACCACCAGCTTTGACTTGACCTTTACATACCTTAACACCATAGGCGTTAGCGTATGCAGATGGGTATACTTTAAATTTTCTTTTGGCAGCTGCTTTACCACGTGGACATAACTTACCCATCAGCGTTTCTTACCTCCATGTTTGCAGCCACATTTTGATCCTTTCTTGTGTGCCATTATGCTTTACCCTTTTTGTTTTTCATCATTTTCTTAATCCTTCTTTGCTCCTCAATAGCTTTATCTAGTTTGTCTCCACCAGTAAAGTCATCATCATTGACTCGCTTGTTTAAGTTTTTAAGATTTCTTGGTGTGATGTCGGTAGCAATCTTGCTGCCTTTACGGACTTTCTTTTTTCCGTTTTCAGAATATGTTATTGCCATCAGCATTTCCAACGTCGTAGGGCAAGAGCCTTTCGTGTAGGTTTGCCGTTTGGTTTTTTGAGTGGGCCTTTCATGCCGGACATGCGAGCACAGAAAGACCTTTTACGAGCTCCTCCTCCGGGCTGAGGGGCTTTGAGATTAGAGCCAGTGGCACGATTGTACTTGGCTCTTCCCTTAGCTGTTAGGCCGCCTTTGCGACTCTTCTCACCTCTTCCGAGAGACAGGCTTACTCCCTTTTTTCTTGCCATTTTTTCTTAGTTTTGCGAAGTCTGCTCCTGTGATTTTGTCACGAGGGGGTGCGACTCGTGCAATCTTTTTCTGGCCGGAGCTGTAGCCGCCTTTACCTTTTGGCATTACCAGATTCCGGGAATGATTTGCCCTGTCCAAGCGTAGTTGAGTAGAGCTGCGACTATACCTATCATAGCTAGTCTTCCGTTAAGCTCCTCTGCTGGATGCCATTTTTGATTTTCGTGGTTGTGGTGTGTCATTTCTTTTTCTTTTTGAGTGCTTTTAATTTTTTAAGTGCTTCAGCTTTTTTCTGAGCTGCTGTCATTTTTTTCTTTGGCTTCATTCCGCCGCCGTAATGTCCGGGCATAGTTAAAACTCCAAGTTGTTTGAACGATCTAGTTTTTCAATTATGTCTTGTCTGTAAGCAGGGTCGTTTTCGTAACGAGGATCACTCATTGCTCTGACTAACTCTTGCTGACTGCGGAAGACATCGCCGCCTGTTTTTGGTGGTTTACCTGTGTACATTTTTCCTTCAAATCCATTAGCTGCTTCGTACTGTGACTTCAAGCCTGCAACAGCTATGTTGATAGCCTGCACACTTCCTGTAGCTACGATGCTATCGAAAGCTTCTTGTGCTTGTGCATCTAGATTATCTTGTGCCCAACCTATGATGTTGGCATAAGCCTGCTCTCCACCAACATTGTTTTTAACTTGGTTGATTTCAGCATCTGAAAGATCAGCCGTGTCTGACGACTGGGCTTGAAACTCAGGTGTACCTTGTACTTCTAAGTACGCTTCGACTAGCTCTTTGCTAGACATAGAGGAGAACTTCTCAAGAGTCTCTTCTGAGAGCTTACCGTCATTGGCATAGAACTCATCGTTAGCTGATGTAATTAAAGAAGCACCGTCAGAGAGCGTAGTCTCCTCCGGCTCCTCATCAGCTGCCGACTCTTGTTGTATTTCTTCTCCGTTTTCTCCTAACTTTTTCTGCAACTCTATGTAAGCTTTCTCAAGCTCTGCTGCATCTTTATATTTACCAGCCAGTAACGCTTCCTGTTCTCCTTGCAGCTTCTCGCCAACGGCAAGACTATCTTGCTCCTCTGGTGTTAAGTTACTCTCTATAGTTTCAGTAGTTGTTTCTGGTTGGTATGATAATGTTTCTGCCATTTATTCTGGTGGTGGTGTTGTTTCTCCAAAGTTTTCTGTTGCTGCTCCTAGTCCTAGATTCTCTCCTAGCTGTTGTACACCCTCTGGGTTCTTACTTGGATCCATGAGAGGTGAGCTTGCTAGTTGTCCAGCTTGTCCTAGTAGCTGTTGCTGAGCTGCCATGGCTTGTTGCTGTTGCATCTCAGATTCCATAGTTTCTGGAGACTTGACTAAGTTGAGTACATCAATACCTTGTGCAGCTGCTAATCTCTTGATAGCTTCGGTAGGATCTATGAATCTCTGTAGAGCTTCTGGCCCCAGAGTCTGAGCTATAGTTCCAATGAACTGTGTCAGTGCCTGCTGATCCTGACCTCTACCTAGAGCATTGACTCCAGCTACGATCTTTGGTCTTACCAAGTCTTTTGGTAATCTAGGTATTTGATTTCCTCTTTGCATGACTAGAAGTATCCTGTTTAAGTATGGTATCAGGAACTCGACCGTCAGTAGAGAGAACAGTCCACCAAGGGATTGCTCTAGTTCTAGCTGAGTTAGGCGTACCTCTTCAGCTGTAACACGCTCTGCCTGCCTGACGTTCATAACCAAGAAAGCTTCTAGTATTCTTTTTTCTATTTGTGTAGACAAGTTAGCAGCTGTCGCAAAGTCAGCTGTCTTACCTACTTGTACTACTCCTACGTCCTCTGGCCTACCTTGTATGATAGCTCCATTGCCTGCCTTGGCTAGTGTTCCGGGTTTGGTTGTAGCTGATGGTGAGACAAGAAAGATAACTTTACTTGCTACACTAGCACCTTCTACTAGAGCTTGAGCCAATCCATTGAGACTCCTTAGATCCCCAATAAACTCCTCTACTCTACCTCGTCCATAGTCTTCACCATCGACAGTGTTAAATCGAAGCACCAACCAAGGTGAAGCGTTCTTGGGAGCTGTACTGCGTGACCCGGGAAGTACTTGTCCATCGACTTCCTGATGCCATAGCCAGCGTCCACTACCTTCATCCAATCGTACGTAGGTGTATACCTCTGCGTCGTCTTCATCTGAGCTATAGTCGCCGTTTGCTTCCTTCGACGGTACTTGACGCTCAAGACCAAGTACTTTTCTATCAATCATTTCTTTTGTAACTATCTCTAAGACGTTACCATTACCATCTCTGTTGACTACAAACCTGTTCAAAGGGTAGTGCTTCAAGCCATCTTTGGACATGAAGATAAGAGCATTACCTGAGACTATCAAATGCTTCAGTGCTTGATGGACAACCACTCTGTCACTTGATGCAGCTATGTACTCCATGATGTTTCGTTCTATCTTTGAGAATGATAGATCTAACTCACTTCTAGTCTGGGGGTCTATCTCTTCGCCTATCTTATCATCTCTGATCTGTAGTTTGAAGAAGGCTGTCTGTGGTGGTAGCATTGCTAACATGAGCTTTGCTGACAACGTGACTACAGCTTTAGCTCCGACTGATTGGAACGGCTGTAGTAAAGTTCTTTTACCTGATTTATACTCATCACGAGTTACAAGGTATGGTAAGGTAAGCTCAGAGGCTTCTACAGCCACGTCAAGAAACTGTGTTCTACCTGACTCTAACTGGCTGTAGCGTTCTCTAGCTTTAGACATTTAGTCCTCCTGTACCAGCACCGCCAGTCCCGCCTGTGTTGACGTTGATCTTCAGTGCATCTGTTCCGGTTTTCTTACCAGCACCGGGGCTGCTCTTCTTCTGTCCTGAGCCATACTGTACTTCAGCAGTCTCATCTGGATCAAGAAGTTCTTTCTTTTCTGGTTTCACAGCTTCCTGTTTCTGTTGCTGAACACGAGGCTGGAATGTTTGTTGTGGCCCGGGCAAAGGTGTTGACCTCTGACGGCCTCCGAATACACACATGTTATTCTTCTAGTATAGATTTTATATATTGTACCACTTCCCATTGTCCGGAGCGATACATGATGGAGGCTAAGTCCTCCTTGGGGTGGACAGGATACCAAGCGAACTTGGATTCCAAATCCTCTACTAACGTCTTAAGTTTTTCTGAATGAAAGTTAAGCGTATTGGGGGAGGTTTGTATTTGCATGTTCAAAGAACGCTGGCATGCGAGCTGCTTTTGTGTCGGCAAACTGTGGTGCTTTGCCTTCATACATCAG